CAGAAATGTTTATTCTTTTATTTACTTCAGTTGATAAATCAAAACCTTTTCCTGCATCAGGATGTTTTTGAGCAGCACCAAGATTAATCCAATTAAAGTGGTGAGCAGTATTAACTACTATTTCTCTACCTATTTGAGCAACTCCAGAATGAACTCTAATATCATCTGTTAGCAATAAAATTTTCTTCCTATCACTTTGTTTAATATAACCTTCTTTCATTTATTTTTATTCTTTAATTTCTAAGTTGATTTGATTATTTATTTGTTTTCTAAAATCTTCATCTGTAAGATACAAAAAGATAGCTCTATCAGCAAGCTTTTGGAAACTAAATTTTCTTTTTACACATTCAATTTTAAAATTTTCAAATAATTTACTTCTAACTTTAACACTAGTTAGTGTCATTGGTTTTTTATTTGTCATAATCTTAATTTATTAAAACGTTTATTATACATATATAAGTATTTATTAAAATCGCCATTTTATTCGCAATACCCACAAGTACAGGGGTAATTTTGTTCCTTAATTTTTCCTTGGGAATTAAACACGTGAGACATAAAATCATTTACGTATTTATTAGCCCTATTTAACTTTATTTTACCACTTGGGGGTGAAAATTCTTGTATTCTTGTTTGTGCCCAGTCACAGTTTTCATATAATTTTCTTTTTACTATAAAAAATTTGATATCTATTTTATCTAGAGGTATGTTATATAATTCCGAGAAGTATTTTTTGTATAGTATAAGTTGAAATTGTTTGTCTTCATTCTTTTTCATCTTATCATGCCACCCTCTAGTACTTGTTTTTATATCAATAATAGTAAAAGTATCACTATATTCGTGATATAAAACAATATCTAACATTCCCTTAAATAATAAATTATTTAACATTTTATTAGGAGTATTAATAATAGGTAATTCAATACCTACTAAATAAGTACCTCTTTTTGAGAAATAACCACCTACCTTTTTCTTAAAAAATCTTAATATTTCAACTCCATCTTCAAAAAATTCCCTCATTTCAGCAGCATCCGAAAAATGGACTTCCTTATTCTGTTTATACTGTTTTTGGTAAGCCTCAATAAATACTTCTTGAAATCTATCTATTAATTCTAATTTATTAGCAGCTACCTTAGATTGTTCATAAAATACAGTTAAATATTCCTGAATTACCTCATGTATAGCTATACCAAAAACTAAATAAATAGAAACATCTCTTTGACTAATCTTATCCTTATAATGCAATGCCCATTTTCTTTGACATTGTTTAAACATAGATATCTGAGAATATGAGATATTCTTTTGGTATGAGTAATCAATCTCGTGGGGAGGATTCTTTTGAATCTCCCTAACTATTTTAGGTAATTTTTTAGCCAAAATTTATTTTTTCCATTTATTACGTCCTACTAACATTCCAATTATTCCATAATTAGCAATATCAATAAACGTATCTTCCATACCTTCTCCCTTAACATAATTTCTATTATGTACTAGAAGGTTTTTTAATCTTGAGATTTTATCAGTAAGTCTAATAGCTAAACCAGTTAGTGAAAACTTCTTATCATCACTACTATTTAAAATATCACCCCCTAGAGCAATATTGTTTAAACCATAATCCATATGTTTAGCAGCAAACATTTCATACATTTCCATCCCAATCCTTTTATATTCTTCAGCTAATTCGGGATATTCAGTTTCAAATATTTCAACTACTCCTAAACCATCAATCGTAGCTTCTTTCTTTTCATCAGCCATTAATTCATATGCTTTTTTACTATCCATTTACTTGTGATTTAACATTAAAATATTTTTCCAATATTTCTAATCTTTCATCTGCTGATGCTAATAATTTTAGAGCTTCATTACAATTATCCCAATAGTCTTTAGTTGAATGATCACCAATACCTGCTGGGTGGTTAGTTAATAATTTAACACTTGCTAATGCTTTAGCTTTATCTGCCTCAGCTTCTTTTTTTAAAAATTCATATACTTCTTTATTCATAATTTTAATTTAACGGTTATCTATATATACTATTACTTGGTTATAATAATCTAAAAAATCTTGAGTAAATATAAAATCTTTAGGTATTTCAAACATATCAGTAGAATACAATTTTATCTTTGGAAATAATCTAAGATAAGTATCCCTAAAAATTTTAAATTCTTCTAAATAATATTTTATATGCCATTCACCCACTATTTTTTTAACATTTTCTTTTATCCACCAAAAATTACTATCATTAAAAATATTATATTCTCCACCTTCACAATCAGTTTTTAAAAAATCGATTTTATCTACATTAGCATTTTTAACAATATCCATGAAGGTTAGAGTTGGGAATGTACCTCCTTCTGAAGTTATTTTGCCTTCCTTTACGTCATAAGCCCTTATAAATTCTTTTCCACTAGTACTACCTACACCAACTTTAAATATTTCACAATTTAATTTAGTTGCTTGACAATTATCTACAAGAGTAGATATAAAACCTTCACATGGTTCTATTGCTACAACTTTTGATGGTTTTTGTTTTTGGATTTGCCAAATAAAAGGACCTACACTAGCACCGAAATCAAAAACAATATCATCTTTTTCTACTTCAAAATCTACTTGATATTGTCCTTTATTAAATTTAGTAAATTCTTCTGTTAATGCTGCTTTTAACCAATTATTATCAAGTTGACCCCAATCAAATTCTTTTAAAATATCATTTTGATTGTCTAAATGTAGTTTGCTTTTACTCATTTTAATAGTTTACTAATTTCTTTATTATCAAACCCCATACTGGTTAATATACTAAGGATAATATCGTCTTCCAAAATATTTAAGTAATCCTTTACTTCGGATTTTGAACATTCCCAATGATTAGATAGACATGACAATAATTCATTATTATGTTGTTTAACATTAGACTTAATGTATTTATTCCATTTACTGTTTTTAGGTATAAATTCTTTATAAACATTATAAATTGCCCTTTTTTCTTGTGGAGGATATTCTTGCACATAATTTGCCACCTCTATAAAATCTGGGTTCATAGAAATAAATCTATGTATCATATAACTATTCCATACCTCCCAATCTTTATCTGTAAAACTTTCGACTGGGGATTTAATATAATTGATTTGTTTAAGCCAATCAAATATATTCTTCATTAGGCAATTTCTTCCTCTAGTTCCTCTCTTAAATCAGCAGGAACTGATCCTTTTAATATCTTGCCTGTTTTAGGATCAAAAAATACTGGAATTGGTAATAAGGCATCCTCATCTGTACCAGTAATAAATTTAGATACTGTTCTTAAGATTACACCTTGTTGAAATACACTTCCACCCTCTGAATTTTTTATACCAGTTGTATTTTTTAAATCAATAGGAGGTCCTGCTGGGTTTTGAATTGGTTGTTCCATAATTATTTATTATTTATTAAATTTTGAATTAAACTCATTGTATTTATTTCCTTATCTATTCGGAAATTTGCTTTATATTGATGGTCATTAACTAAAATAGCTACTGTACCTTCTTTACCAGGCAAATAAATGCTTGCATTTTCGAATAATGATTTAAACAATTCTTCAAAGTCATCAACATTGGCATTTGCAATTATTTGTCTAATTTCTTTAAATTTAGGTTGTGGTTCCTTTAATTTACTTATTACTTCATCTATATAATTAGATGATACTAGTACTGATTGGTCTAATTTTAATGTGTTATCTTGTGTAGATAACTGTATAGTATTAATATCCAAGATAAATGCTTAGCAACATCTTTTTTAGTAGGAGGTACGATTTTAAGTACTTGGCACCTAGACTGTAAAGGATCAATAATACGTTCTACATAATTACAAGTTAAAATAAAACGAGTAGTACGTGAAAATGTTTCTATTATGTTTCGGAGCGATGCTTGCGCTTGAATCGTGAGAAAATCCGCCTCATCCAAGATAACAACCTTGATGGACTTAAATGAAGCAACTGATGCGAAACCAGAGACTTTATCCCTAATAGTTTCGATCCCACGCTCGTCAGAAGCGTTAATATAAATGTGATCACAATCTAAATTTTTAACAATTAATTTGGCTAAAGTAGTTTTACCAGTACCAGCTGGTCCGTAAAATATTAAATTTTGTATGTCATTCTGTTCTAGATAACTGGATATCGATTTTTTGATATTTTCATTACCAACATAATTCTCTAGTTTAGTAGGTCTATATTTTTCTACTAATAAACTATTCTCCGAATTCGCCATATATTGAATATTTTTTTTCTGGTTCTGGTATCACTTCTGTTTCTTTTGAATCAATAGCATATAAATTACTCTTAAGAGGTTCTAATCTATAATGACCTTTAAATCCCGTTTTAATCATATAAGCTTCTAATGTATCAGTTAATGATTTATGAACGGGTCCATCTGGTTCATTTGCAACTAATCTCCACTTGTCTCCAGGTGGGACTCTACGAGCAATTAGTATGTTTTTTTCTTCAATTTTTGTCGCCATAATATACGAAATTATTTTACATCATCCCCATCATTGATGGATCCATTTGAGGTTGATTATTATTATTATCTTCTTCTAATTCATTTACTACAGTACATTCAGTTAATAAAACTGTACCAGCAACTGATGCTGCGTTTTCTAGTGCTAATCTAACTACTTTAGTTGGATCAATAATACCAGCTTTTTTCATATTAGTTATCTTATCAGTTTTTATATTGTAACCCGCCCAAGCATCATCACCAGAATTAACTAATTGATCAGCTAATATTTGTCCTTTAACTTCATCAAAACCAGCATTTACTAAAATTTGATTAAATGGTTTTGTACAAGTTGCTTTTACAATTTGTGCCCCAGTTGTTTTTGCCTCTACACCTGAGGAAGCATATAGTAAAGCTGTTCCACCTCCAGGTACAATACCTTCTTCAATTGCTGCCTTAGTAGCATGAAGAGCATCATCAACTCTATCTTTTTTCTCCTTCATTTCAGTTTCGGTATTTCCTCCTACATGAATAATAGCTACTCCACCTACAAATTTAGCTAATCTTTCTTGTAATTTTTCAGTTTCAAAGGGTGTAGTAGCTTTATTAATTTGATCCTGTAGTTCTTGAATA